CATCATTATCCAGGTTGTACAGGAAGAAATAATGATCGCAATGCTTGCAGCGCAACTGGTAAAATCGCTGATCGGACTCCTCCCAAAGAGTCCAGAAGAAAGAACCAGAGTGCTTGGGCGTGCCGAAGAATACCTGAACGCCCTTAGTTGGGGCGCCATAGGGCGTTGCCGTTAGAACTTTTAGAGTATTCTCTATTGCGCTGCGGGTCATGTCCTGGCAATTCTTCGCCTGGATTCCACCGTCTTGTAGCCCTTTTTTATTTGCACCTGTGACAACGAAATTATGATTATCCTTTACTTCGATATCATAGACTTCCTCTTCTCGGTCCAGTGACTTGAACGAGGAAACAACATTGTAGGAGTACTGCTTAAATTCTTTATTCCACTGATAGGCGTATTTTTTATCGCAAATTATGTCTGTTTTATAGTGGAGGTCTGGGTGCAAATATTTTGAAATATTGCCTAACAATTCCTGTGACCCAGCCTTGTTTACTCTGATCACATAGTATTTGCCGCCCACCATGGCCTTGCGGCATGAGACTCCCATGCTCTCGAGCTTCTCAACAAGCCTGTCTACGGAATCGGAATCAAAGGAGTTGGTATGAAGGGTAATACTTCTCTTTCTAGAGTCAGCATTGCTACCATCATCCATGAACCATATTGCAATCCCTCTCCAGTCGAGCTTGTCGATTATCCACTGCGGACATGTCTTTTTTTCGCTCTTGGGGAACGAGTGTCCTGGAATTCCGAATCCCTTGGTAGCGAACCACCACCCGGGCTTCTTGTACTTGCCCTGTTCAGGAATGTACTTGCAGGAAACCCCAAACATGGAGGCCTTCCACTCTGCATAGTTTTTTTGCTTTTCTCCATGCAGTACGCGCAGCCTATATGAATTAGTCGCATACTCCTGCAGATTTCCATCGCCAAGGAAAGAGCCAATGGCAATCTGGAGCTGGTCGTCATTCAGAGCTTTTAAGTATTGCGACTTATTACCTGGCCACCCTATGACAAAGTCGCCTTGTTTTAGATTTTGGGCCTCTACCCATCCACGCTCTGTTAAGAACTTATGATCTTTCGTGCACTTCGCCTTGTACTTCCCGCACTTGAGTTCGTAGATCGGCTTGGGGTCGCGCTTCCAGGCATGAACAACCTGCTTATACTCAAACTGCATCGTCTGCTCGTTAATTGTCTGAACAAACGGCAGCTCCTGGCCATTTTTGAATGCCTCGTATATTTTACCTATTTTGATCTTTCCTTTGTCTGTCTTTAGCATCGTATTATGTACAAAGCACTCATCATAAAGCAGTACGTCTTGCGTACTACCACGTATCCGGTCGCCGGACTTGCCGATAGAGTCTACGCGGATCTTGCTCATTCCAATAAAATTCTTCTGTGTCTGGGTATCCTCCAGATCCACAGTCCTCGCCACCTTTAGAGCGCGCTTACCCACATAATTATCTTTCGCTCCGCTTATTAAGTTTGCAAGAATATCCTTCGCGTACACACCGCATCGCTTTAGATCTGGAAAAACATGCATGACCCGAATTGGCGGCTTCCCAGATTCGGTACCAAATAGTCCTGAGCTGGCCATGTGCAGGCTGAGGACTCCGGCCATGATGGTCGCACCGACCTGGCGCCCCTTTAGGAGTATGATCGGTTTAGCCTCTTTGTTTTCGACCTGAGCGGAAACAGAGCGGTATATCTCTGCCATATACTTCCAGCCCGATCCTGAGAGGTCGAATGGCTTTCCGTCTATGGTGAGATTATTTTCTGCAAAGCTTACTGGATCAATTATCGAGATATCTCGCTTAATCTCGTTAAATATGTCTTTTGATGTCAGTGCCTTGACTTTCTTAGGGCTTACCATCTGCTTTCTCCACAAACATAAATCCGGCTATTGAAGCCGGACTTATTGCAATCTGATGTGATATTCAGTGTTTTAGCTTGTCGGATATGTTTTCGAAGGTCTCGTTATCTTCTTTCGAGGCGCTGCCTTCCGGCTTATTGTACAGGACTGGCACGGGAGCTGGCATTTCAACCTTGTACTTTGAAAGCAGCTTTTCGATAAAGTCTCTTAGTTCTGCCTTGTGCTCGCGCACTGTCTCAGCCTTGTGGCCAAACTTGTTTTTAACATCATCCATGACGGCAAGGCCGTCTATGCTGGATCGACGAAGCTCTACGAGGCCTGCAATATAAGACTTAATCTCGGCAAGGTCCTGCTCTACGTCGCCTGCAATAACTAGCCTAAATGTGGTAGAGGCCTGCTTTTTAAGCGCGGCCTGCTTGGTTAGGTGTGACGCGGAATCGAGACAGACCCGGCGGCGCAGCTCGTCCACCTTGGCTTCGACAGTTTTAAAATGCTCGCCAGATTCGGCACTGAGGCCGTCCTGTTTGAGCTCGCTTTTAACAAGATCTTTATAAAGATCATCCCAAATAGTCATGGTTTCCTCAGGCTGGGTAGGACTTGTTGCCTACGCTCTGGGTGCCGATCTCTACCTCTTCGCCAATGCGGCTAAAATCACGATCAATTAGCATGCCCTTCTCACGAAGCAGGGAGTGGACGGCCAGGTGATCCCTATCGGTGAAGGAATACTTCTTGGCCAGGTCACGGTAGACCGTCTCGATATTTCGGCCATAGGTTACATGCGAGCGAATGATAATATTCGTAACTTCGTGTAGAAAGGGGTCAGCCATCAGGACAATGCGAGCTGATGATGCCTCTTTCTTAAACTGGCCCGATTCCCACTCCATGTACGCACGAACCTGTAGATCCGACGGCTCCTCTAGGGTAACCGGAAGCAGAGTTTCCTGGTCTTCGGCTTCTGCACGAATGTAGTAGGCTGGATCTCCATCGGCGCCGATGCGGGTAAATACGGACGATGACAGCTTAAAAGCCGCGGTCTTCCGGCGTGACTTCTTGGAGGCCAGGCCTTCGAGCGCCTCTTCTAGCCGGGCAACGTAGTCATAAATCTTATCGCGAATGCTTTCGGCCTCTTCTTCGTCAATGACATTCTTCTCGTCAGAGCGGATCGCCTTGCTGATCTCGGCATCAAGGCGCTTGAGATAGGCAATGGCTCGCTCGCAACCAACTGTGGTATGACCCTTGTGGCGCGGGATCGCATCCATTTTCTGAGCTAGGTAGGCGAGGAACTTGCTGTGGTCGCCATTATGCTCCCAGTCACTCTCCCCTTCATCCTCTTCGTCGTCTTTGCGGTCCAGCGATTTATCAGAACCAGGAAGAACGTCTACTTCGAATATGGAACCGTCATCCCCCTCGCCAAGCAGGATGTCATCATCGATAATGTCAAGAAGATCGTCATTCATTATTTTCCTCATCAGCGAATAAATCGTCTAGGACCTGCAGTGTTTTTTTCAGATCAGGGCCTACTAATTCTGTGTTTTCCGTAGAATTTGCATTTATTATTAGCCCGGCATCATCCTGACTGGCATAGCCATAGATGCCATCAAACAGGTTTGCGTTGCCGGGATTGTCCCAGTAGCTTGCTAGTGGATAGCTATAATAGCCATGGATGCCCATGGCTCCAAACATGCGCGGATAAACTTGGATGGCATCCATGGCAGAGTCAGATATGCCGGCTCCAGGCTCGCCATAATCGCAGTGCACTACTTTACCATTCTCGGCAAGCTTGTCAGCAAACACGCAGCGGCCCTGCCCATATAGAGCATAGACCGCGACATTGTGCTGTTTCTGCACATCCCTGGACTCTGGTTCAACGGTATCTAGGGCCTCCATCCGCAGAACAGAGTCACCGGCATTACGACAGGCTACCTGTATTCCAAGGCCAAATGGACAGCGATTTACTCCATCTGGAGTGCGGATGATTGCTAGCTTTTTCAACATGACACCTGTTCAATGTACTTCAAGAAATCTCTTACTGCCTTGCTTGATCCGGCAGACTTCCAGTACTTGCGATTTCTTTCTTTCCCGCAATAAGCCTCTGTTGGTATTGCAGAGTCAAGGGCGTATGCCTCGTACACTCGCTTTTTTAAAGATTTCGAGGCTCTCTTGCGATACTCATCCAGTTGACCTAGCAGCCCTTCTCCTGAGCCATAATCATAGTTTTTTCTAAAGAATGGCGGAACGCGAGCATCGTCACCAGTCAAGGGATGGTCCTCTGACCAATCGGCAGTCGCCCGTATGATACAACCTGCGTCAGGCCCATAATCCCTATATAGGGCAAGGGCCTCGTTTATGATATTTTGTTTCCAGCGCTTTATGTCAGACATGGTGCAACATCCTCTGGCGAGCAAGCTCCTTTAGAACTAACTTGGTCACCGGTATGTGCTTAATGAGGTCACGCTCGTGAAGCCAGCCGATTATCTCCGGATTCTTGCGAATCGCATCATTCATCACCTTGCCAGCATGCCTGTGATTGATACGCTTGATCTTGTGGAATTGCTTGATTAACTCGTCTTCAAGCTGCTGATCCGGCTGCATGCCTTCTGCGATGTACTTTATCGCTCTCAAGAGCCTGACCGGATCACGAAATGTGATCTCCGGACTCAGTGGACATCGCAGTATTTTGTTTTTCAGATCTCCTAGCCCATCGCAGATATCAAGAAAGGAGCCGTCATCACAGGCGATCATCATTGTGTTGATGGTAAAATCCCGGCTGTACAGCTCCGACGCAAATGGCCCATCGCGGTGCTCTACGTACATGACATGTGGACCGAAGTCTAGCTCTACCCCATCTATAATCATTTTTTTAGCGCCGCTGCCCGTCTCATAGACATGGGCGCCAAAGTGCTCGGCAACTAGATCTGCCAGAACAAGATTATCGGGGCTTCCACATGTGATGTCGTAGTCTACCGGCTCTGCTCCGGCTATCATATTTCTAACCGCTCCACCAACTATAAATGGCTTAGGCAAACCGTTGGCCGCTGCCAACGATGCTACCTGCTTCATTATAGAGGCAACGGTCTTCATGATCAAACCTTGGGTGCTTGGGCGGGTGGCAGTGCGGCGGGCGTAGCTAATTCTGTAGTGCCCTCAGGCGGCGCTGGAGGAGCGGGCTCGAGTGCCTTGACGAGCGGAAGGTCTTGTGGCCTGACGACCGTTTTAACAACGCTGGGGGCCATCTTTGGAGCAGTCTGCTGCTGAAGCTCTGCGCGAAGCTTGCCGACCAGGTCGTCAATTTTATTCGCTGAGCCATTGAAAGCCTCCATC